ATGCTTTGGCGTTCCCATTCGCTCAATTTGTTTATTTCGCCTTTTGTCAAATAGTTGTCGCCAACCGATATTGCCGCACCAATGCCATTAATTTGGAAACGTATCAATATACGGGTTGTATTCTCCGGAATTGTGCCGGAGTGAGTACAAAAACCGCCTGCACTTAATTGTAACGCTAACCGGGAAATCTCGGTTGAATCATTGTAAAATATGCAATACATTGTGGCGGTTGTTGCACTACTTACAACCACATTATCCGCACCGTAACCGATAACGTCGCCAATCTTAAACGGACTATCCGCCAAATTGAAATCATATCCAATAAATGCAGTAGTTCCGGCATTGTTCACCGTATAAGACAACG